CAAGCGCGTCGCCAAACGCCTCGGCAACTCGGGCAACGTGTGGCTGCTCTACGGGCCGAGCGTGCACCAAGGCTTTCGTCAGGGCATGGAGCGCATCACTCCGAAGGTTGCCGAGTACTACCAGCGCCGATACCTCCACCAGCTCAACCGGATGCTCACCAAGTGATCGACCCCAAGCGATTGACCGTCCAGAAGCGCCTGACCGCGCTGCTGCAGACGATCACCCTGGCCAACGGCTACCAGCACGACCTGTCGGTTGCCGGTCGAATCACGCGGGGGCGGCTGCTCATGGAGAGCGATTCGGGGGCCATGCCTGCCGTCGCCATCAATGAGCCGTTGAACCCCGATCGCGAGGCGAGCCGGGCCGGCACCAGAGGGCAGTACGCCAAAGAAGTGTGGCGACTGCTGGTGCAAGGCTGGGCGGTGGACGACGTGGACAACCCCACGGACCCGGCGCACTGGCTCATGGCCGACGTGAAAAAGGCGCTGGCCACCATCAACCAGCGCGGACACACGAACTACCAGCTCGGCGGACTGGTGGATCGTGTTGAAATTGAACCCGGCACCTGTCGGCCACCCCAGGCCGAGGTGTCGCCACTTGCGTTCTTCTACCTGCACTGCAATGTGGTGCTGGTGGAAGACACCAACGACCCCTACGGGTCATAACCGAAGGAGGCCACTATGGCTGACCAAGTACTGGGTCGCGGGATCATCTACTTCGACCCCTTTGTGAGCGCGTCCAACCAGACGCTGACCGGCGAGATCGACCTGGGCAACGCCCCGGAGTTCACCGTCTCGATCGAGACCAACACGCTGGACCACTACTCCAGCCGCGAGGCTGTCCGCACCAAGGACCAGGCCGTCGAGCTGGAGGTCAACCGATCGGGCAGCTTCACGCTGGACTCGATCACGGCTGCCACGATCGCGCTGTTCATTGGCGGTGCTGAATCCAGCGTGAGCCAGGCGTCGGCCACCGACACCACCACCACGATCGCCACGGCCACCGGTGGGCGTTGGTACAAAATGGGCGCCACCAGCGGCAACCCTACTGGCGTGCGCGGCATCACCGGCGTCACCATTTCCGGCGCCACGCTGACCACCGACTACCTGGTGGACGGCGACGAGGGTCGGATCTACATCGTGCCGGGTGGCGGCCTGGACGGCGACACCAACGTGGTCGTGACCTACGATGTGCCGGCGAAGAGCATCCCCCGCGTGGCGTCGAGCAACTCGGCCGTCAAGGTCGGCGCGCTGCGCTTCGTGTCGGACAACACCGTTGGCGCCAACCGCAACTGGTACATGCCTTACGTCAAGCTGACGGCCAACGGCGACATGACCATGATCGGCGAGGACTGGGCGCAGGCCGGGTTCAACCTGGAAATCCTGCAGCTCAACGACTCCACCGCCGCGATCTACTGCGACGGCGTGCCGGTCTGACCCAAGGAGCGACCATGAGCCTCTCGGAACTCCGGGGGGCCTTGCCGAAGATCGAGGTCGCCACTGGCGCGACCTCTTTTTTTGTCCAGGGCCTTTCGTTGACGAACGTGTCACAACTGATCCTGCGCCGCCGCGAGGACGTGTCGGCCGCTCTCGAAGCGTGGTCGGACGCAGACGGCGACATGGGTGGCTTCATCACTCGGCTGCTCACCGAACTACCAGCGCTGGTGGCTGAGGTGATCGCGCAAGCCTCAGGTGAGCCGGATGCCGCCGATGTGGTGGAGCGCCTGCCGGTGGCGGTGCAGGTCGAAGCCCTTGAGGCTGTCGCCACGTTGACCTTCGTGGACCTGGAGCAGGCGGGAAAATTCCTGGCCACCGTGCTGCGCGGAGTCACGGCGGCCGGGACGCTCGCCCGCAAGGTTTCGGGTGGCTTGCCGGCCTTCGCGCCGACGCAAGCCTCCTGATCGCCGAGGGGCATCAGCACGCCTGGCACTACCCGCTGTGCCTCCTGTGGTCGGAGGCGATAATCGCGCGCAGGCGTGCCGCCCAGGCCGCCGTTCTCCAGGCCGACGTGCTCCAGGCTGCGATGGGCGCCCTCCTGACGAAAGAGGGCGGCAAGCACTGGAAGGAACTGCGCAAGGCCCTGCTCAAGGATTGACCACATGGCCAACGAAAACCGCGTCGAGCTTGTAATCCGTGCGAAGGATCTCGCGCGGCAGACAATCCAGGACCTCTCCCGCACCATCACCTCGTTGGAGTCCGGCCTTGCCAATGTGGACAAGGCGGGTGGCCCGGCCAGCCGATCGGTGCGGGAGCTGAAGCAGCAGCTCGATGACCTGGCCACGGTCAGCAATGAGCTGGGGCGCCGCCGCACTGCGGTGGAAGCGTTCCTGGCACAGCAGCGCGCGGTGGAAGCGCTCGCCCTGGCGCTCGACAAGGCCAAGGGTGCCTACGAGAGCCACAAAGCGACCATGGCCGGCGCTGCCAAAGCGACCGCCGACCAGAAGGCTGCTCTGAGCCAACTGCAGAAGCAGCTCACCGCCGCGCAGACCGCATACAACCGGGCGAACGGTTCGCTGGACTCACAGAGTCGCAAGCTGGCTGACCTCGGAGTGAGCGCCGGCACTGCGGCTGACGAACTGCTGGCACTTGCGGTCGCCGAGAACAAGGTTGACACCCTTTCGGCCAAAGCCGAGACCAACATTCGCCGACGCGACCAGGCGCTGCGCGAACTGGCGGACACGGCAAAAAAGACGGCAGCGCTTGAAGCCGAAGAGGCGCAACGCCTGAAAGCCACAGAGCGCCTGCAGGAAGCCGCCGCGGACGGGGCGCGCAAGCTCGCGCAGGCCCGTGCGCAGGCGCAGTCCATCGGCGCCGACACCTCCCGTGTGGACCGCTTTGCCGCCGACCGGCTGCGGCCGGAAGTGCTGCAGACCGCTGAGCGTGCCGAGCGTGCCTACGCCGCCGCGGTGGCCGCCACGCAGAAGGCGATTGCCGAGCGCAAGACTGTCCTGGCTCGGGACGACTTCCGCGCCTTGGCCGCCGATGCGAGTGCTGCGGCGGTGAGCGTTACGCGGCTCGCGAAGGGCTTGCGGTTGCCCGAGCCGACGATCAACAGCAAGGCGGTCGAAGCAGTCATCTCTCCGGCAAAAGCTGCCGCGAGCAACCTGCAGAGCATCGCTGTTGCCTTGAACAAGATTGAGGCACTTCCCGTCGCGGCGCAGATGGGCGCCGTGAAGGACAGTGCGGCAACCCTTGATGAGGCGCTGCGCCGACTCGGAGTTGCTGCAAAGAGCCTTGACACGCTGGTTGCGCAACGCGACGCCCTGCGCGATGTCGGGGCGCAGTATCAGCAGGCGAAGATCAGGCTCAAGGAACTGTCGAGTCAAGTTCAGCAGGCGGACGCTCCGAACGCACGTCTCGCTCAAGAACTGCAGCGCCAGCAGCAGCTTGTCGCTTCGGTTGGCGCGGCCTGGCAACGTGCTGCTCAACAGTACCGCGACACGCGAACCTCTCTGCGCGCGTTTGGTGTCAGCACGAAGGACGCGACTACAGCTCAACTTCAGTTGTCGCTCACCGCCGAGCGCATCATTGAGGTGCAACGCGACGCTGCCACTGTGGCCACGCTGCGCGCCGCTGCCGAGAAGGAGCTGGCCGCCAGGGTTTCCGAGAACTCCAAGCTGGCCGGCACCATCGAGGCGGGCGAGCGCCGGCTGGCCGCTGCGCGGAAAGTGGCTGCCGATGCGGGCGCCAATCTTGCCCGTGTGGACTCCTTCCGCGAGAGCGCCCTGCGGCCGGAGGTGCTGCGCACGGCTGAGCGAGCCGAGCGCGCCTATGCTGCCGCGGTCAAGGCTACTGGTGTCGCGCTGGAGGCTCGCAAGACTGAGCTTGCCCGGGACGCCTTCCGTGCCACCGCCGACTCGGCCACACAGGCTGCCAGCGCTGCGCGGCAGTTGGCGCGAGCCCTCGTGCTGCCGCCGATCACGATCAACACGGAGGCCATCCGCGGGATCATCGAGCCGGGCAAGCAGGCCGGGCAGACCCTGGCCGGCATCAAGCAGCAACTGGATGCCGTGGCCTCGGTCAAGGGGCAGGCTGCGACCAAAGCTCAGTTCGACTTGCTGACTGCCGCCACGGTGCCGCTGGCCGAAGGGCTGCGCCGCGTGGAGTCGGCGGCACGGGGTCTGGACGAACTGGC